GCCGGCGTTCCCACTCGCCGGGGGTGATCTTCGCGCCGCGCAGACCACGCCCGGCGGCTTCGGTCGGGATCGCGAGCCAGAACCCGTCTCTGGAGCGGATCAGCGGGCCGGTGTCGTGGGCGCCGACGATGACCGGGGCCTTCGACCAGACCAGAGCCGCGGCGTTCAGGCTCTCGCCGGCCTTCGGGTAGGTCAGGCTGCGGATCGAGTTCGCGAGCCGGCGCCCGAGCCCCGCGCCGGTGATCTGGCCGCGCCAGGCGGTCTTCAGCCCGGTGCCGGCCTCGCGCATGGCGGCGGTGACGGCCTTCTCACCGGCCTTCACCTCGGCGGCCATGGCCGCGACGAGGTCGGGCGTGATGTCGAGCTTCAGCTTCATCGCGGTCAGGCCGGGCGCAGGTCCACGGTCCAGACAAGCCGCTCGCGGTCCCGGACGGGCTCACCCTGGATGAGGAAGCCCTCGCCGTCGATCTCGATACGGTCGCCGGGCCGCGGGTTCGCCACCTCGGCGAGGCGCAGATCGAGCCGGGTGGTCTCCGACCAGATGCGCGCCTCGCCGAAGCTCGTGACGTCGTCTGGCCGGCGCAGGATCGCGCGGACCAGCGACGGCGCGCCTCCCTCGGCGGTGTAGACGACGTCGCGCGCCAGATGCGCGTCGGCGAAGAGCGCGTCGAGGGCGGCTTTGAGGCCGGTCATCAGGTCCGCCGTGCCGAGCGCAACACCTGCGGCCGTGTGCAGATCGGGAGCGGGTTGCTCTCGATCTCGAGCCGTACCCATTCGTCGCGGTCCCGGTCGGGGATCGTGCGGGCATAGAGCGGCTGGCCGAGGGTGTTCACCGTCTCGAAGGTGTCGGCGGGGGCGTAGTAGATCTCGAAGAGCCCCTCGATGCCCTCGGGATAGAAGAACGCCTTGTCGGTCGGGACCGTGAACCCGACGCCGCCCCGGTAGCGGCGGAAGGTGATGCCGCCGAAACTGACCTCGTCGGCGACGCGCCCGCGCAGGTCGGCCGCCGCGGCGGTGTTGAGATAGGTCTCCCGCACCTCCTTGTGGGCCACGAGATCGGCGAAGAAGGCCGAGCCGCATTCGGCGCGGACCTGCACGGCGCCGGCCGAGAGCCCACCCATCGAGTCCTCGACACTCTCGATCAGCGCCTGGCAGCGCTTCCGCAGCGCCCCCGAGGCAGGGCTCGCGTTGTCGAGGTCGAAGTCGATCTCGGCGGCCGGCGAGATGCCGAACTCGGTGAAGTAGTTCACGACCGTCGCGTGGTCCTTCGGGTCCTTCACCAGCCCCTGGATGCCGTTCAGGAGGTGGTATTCGAAGGTGGTCTCGGCGTCCTGGCGGAGCTTGCGCAGCCGATACGCGACCTCGGTCTGCACTTGCTGGGTCGCGCTCTCCGACCCGAAGTCGCGGACGGACTGGATCTCGGAGGCCCAGAGCACGTCCTGCTTCTTGAACTGCCGGCAGACGAAGGCGCGCATCTCGCGCCGGTCGGGGACCTGCTGCTCGTAGGCTGAGCCGCGTTCGGAGAACGGGATCAGCGACAGGGTCCCGTCGCGGCTCTCGATCACGACGGTGCGGGAGCGCACGCCGCGCGGACTGAAGAGGGCCGAGCCCGAGAGAAGCGCGGGCTTGAAGGGAATGTTCTCGAGCGCGCGGGTGAGCTCGACGATGGTGAAGGCATCGCCTTCGAAGATGTCCATGGTGGCCATGAGGATGCCTCCTGTCGGGGTTGGGTCAGCGGACGAGGATGCCCGCGGCGAGGAGCGCCGAATGGGCGGCCGCGATCTCGCCCTCGCTGGGCGTGCCGGCGAAGACGAGGTCGTGGCGGTTGACGATGGCAGGGCCGCGAATGAGCGCGACGGCCGGCGCATCGCCACCGGACGCATCCGCCTTGCCCCAGAGCACGGCGACGGCGGTCTCGGTGCCGTCGACGGCCGCCGGGTCGTGGGCGGCGTATTTGCCCGAGGCCGTGATCTTGCCGAGCACGGTGCCGGGTTCGAGCGTGCCCGCGGCGACGGTAACCGTCTCGCGGGTGTAGTCACGGAAGGCTTCCCAGACGAGGAAGCCGCCGGGATGTTTGCCTTCGGTGAGCGTGGTCATGGTGTCATCCTTTCAGCTTGAAGGTGCGGGCGACGATCTCGCCCCAGGGGCGCGCGGCCGAGGAGCGGCCGGGCTGCGGGTGATGGGGCGCGATCTCGGGCTCGGCTTCTGCCTTGGCGGCGAGGAGCGCGGCGCGCACCTCGTCGAGACTGGCATCCTGCTCGAGGAAGCGGCCGGCCATCTGCGGCTGGCCGGCAAGACGACAGAGATCGATGACGGCCCGAGCATGCTCGATGGCTTCCGCGCGGATCGCGGCGGGATCCGGCGGTGCGACGCTCGGCGGCGGGGTTTGGGCGGACGGCTCCGGGGTGTCGGGAGCGGCGACCTCGTCGTCCTCGTCGTCCTCGACCTGATCGCCGTCGGCGACGTCGTCGGTGGCCTCGGTGTTTGTGCCGTCAGCATCGTCGCCGGGCTCCGGTTCGGCTTCGACCTGCTCCACCAACACCGGCGGCGCATTGCGGAAGCGCCCGATGTCAAAGCGCGCAGCGATCCGGACGGGCTCGATCAGGCGGTCGGCAAAGCCCTGCGCCACGGCATCGCCAGCGTCAAACCAGGTCTCGGCCGCCATCAGCGCGGCGATCTCCTCCTCGGGCTTGCCGGATTTCGCCGCATAGCCGCGCGTCATGCTGGCGGCCATCTTGTCGAGTGCGCCCGCCATGTCGCGCATATCCGCGGCGGTGCCCATGACCAGCCCCGAGGGATCATGGATCATCAGGAAGGCGTTTTCTGGCATGACGATCTCATCGCCTGCCATGGCGATGTAGCTGGCCGCCGAGGCCGCGATGCCGTCGATCCAGACGGTGACCGGGCCGGCATGCCGGCTCAGTGCGTTATAGATTGCGACCGCGTCAAAGACCGAGCCGCCGGGACTGTTGAGCCGGAGATCGATGGGCGCGTCATCCGGCAGCGCGCCCAGCTCTGCCAGAAACCCCTTTGCCGAAACGCCGTAGGCGCCGATTTCGTCATAGATCAGCACTTCCGCCCCGCTTGCGCGAGCGCGGATCGTGTACCAGTTGTTCATGGTGTTACTCCTTTTGAATGGCGCGATCGTCGCCATTGCCATCATCTGCAGCGTTGCCTGCATCGGGCCGCCGCGCCGGGGTGGCCCGCGCGCCTTGCGTCTCGCCGGGGCTGGTGCGGTAGTGCAGCCCCAGATCGGCGGCGCGTCTGGCGTCGACTGCATTCTCGCGGTCGACTTCCTCGACATCATAGCCCGTGCCCTCGACCACCTTGCGCCGCGAGGTGATGCCCGCCTCCATGGCGAGGATCTGCGCCTGGATGTCCTTCAGCGGATCGACCCAATCCCAGCGGGGCGGGATCCATTGCACGGCGCGCGCGGCCGCCGGATCGGGCAGATCCAGCCGTCCGGCCAACCGTGCGGTCTCCAGCCAGCGCGCCCAGACGGGGCGGCAGAGCTGATGCGCGATCACCCCGTGCTGGAGTTGCTGCACGCGGCGGCGGAATTCGACAAGCTCTGCGCGCAGGCTGGAATAGTTCGCTTGCCGCACATCGCCGGTCACCAGATGATAGGGCAAACCCAGCGAGGCCGAGACCGCCAGCAGCGTCCGGTACTGGAACGCCTCGTAACCGCCGCCGACATCGGCGGGGCTTGAGAACTTCACATCCTCACCCGGCAGCAACACCTGCATCGTGCCCGGCTCGAGGCTCGCAATGGCCGCGCCGTCGAGGTCCGCCTCGCTCTCACCCAGCATCGGCTCTTCCGGCGCGGTCTTGGTGATGAAGCCCGCGAACATCGCCGCGGTCTTCTTGCGGTCGAGCTCGGCGTCATCATACTGGTCGAGCAGAAAGAGCCGCACCATTGCGGGGGCCACATGCGGCAGGCCGCGGATCTGCCCGGCGTCGAGCGGGCGGTAGATGTGCAGCACGTCCTCGGCAGGCACACGCACGGTCTCCGGCACGGCCACGCGGCGATCCGTGCTGTCACCGGGGTGGCTGCGGCGGAAATGATAGGCGACGCGCCGCCCGATCAGGTCAAATTCGATGCCGCAGCGGATGCG